TGAGCGTCGGTGTCGTCACAGCAGGATCGCCTGCCGTGTGCTCGGTCCGGTAGCGGGCCTCGCGATACACGCCGGTGATTCCGGTCGTCGGCACGGTGCGGATAGCGGTCTGGCCATCCGACCAATCCGGCGAGGTGGCCATGAGTCGCGCGATGGCCGCGTCCGGTGTATCCGGATTGCTCAGCGTGCGCACCCACGTCGCATCGATCGTGCCGCAATACTCGCACTCCAAAGCCCGCACGTACGTCCGCGTGCGCACCGTGCGAGTGCGGGTCTCCGTGATCACCACACCGGAACAGAGATCCGACAGGTGCGACAGACAGTACGGGTCGCCGTCGGGACCGAAGCCCGGCGGGGCGCCGTTGATCGTCGTCGCGTCGGTCTCGACACAGGTCGCGGCGTCGATCGTGCGGGCGCCGGCGATCGTGCAATAGTGGTAGGACTGGTTGGAGCAGCCGCCCGACCCCGACCAGGTCTCGCGCAGGAACCGCTTTGGTGGAGCGGAAACGCCCGAGCCATCCGATGGCTCGTACTCATTGATCCCGCACAACGACCACGTACCGCCGCGGCTCTGCACGGCGATGCTGCCCTCGGGGGTGCCGCCGCCGGTGGTGCCGTTGAGGTCGTCGTACGTGCCGGGGTCGCCTGTCGACGTGTCACCGGAGACCGGGATATCGACATCATCGTTGCCGCCGCTCGAATCCTTTTCGTCGGACGCTGCGGTCCAGTCCCAGATTGAGGCCGAGTGCTCCTTGCATGTCACGTCGACGCCCATCGATCCATCCGACTCGACGGCGAACTTCCACTCGATGATGCGAAACACCTTCTCGTCCCAACCGTAGCGCGTGTTGTTGACGAGGATCGTGTCTCCGGCGCGGTAACGCAGCCCGACGAGATTCAACCGCAGCGTGAGGATTCCGCCGAGCCGAGATTGCCGCAGCTCTGCCTTCGCCAAGCGCTGCGCCTGAGCCGCCGACTGCACAAGCGAGAGCGAGTAGTCGCGCGAAATTTCGCCGCCGTCGGATGCGATGAGCGCATCATCATTCACGACAGGATAATCCTTCTGTTGATACAGCGCACTCGGCGATGTGAACGTCCCCTTCACCGTGTTGCACATCTCGCTCAGCGGCGCCGCCGTCTGGTACTCGATAGCCCCGCAAAGATCAGACTCATCGATTGCCGGCTCGGTCGCCGGGTAGTACGCACCAGCCTGCAGCCGGAATTTTCCGCCTGAGTAGACGAGAGAGCCGCCCATCGTCGCAAGCATCGTCTCGATCACCGACGCCGGCTCGCTGTCCGTCGTGAACACCGCGTCCATTCTGTAGCGCGGTTCGCTTCCTCCGCCAGCCAGCGCGACCGTCTCGTCGCAGATGTTTGCCGCAGCGATGAACGAAGCGAAATCAATCTCGTCGTCGGTCGCCGCAAGACCGAAGTCGGTGTTGCGCAAGTAGTCCAAAATGCAGAGCGCCGGGTTTCGCGAGAACGCGGTCGTCTCGGTGCGCGGGTCATAGACCTTTCTGCCGTCTACGATCCAAGTCAGATTCGGGAGTCCAGTGGCGTAGACGTTCGTGTCGTAGGTGAGCAGGCAGTACGTTGCGGCGATTCCTTTTGCGATGCACGAACTCGACCACTTCCCAGCCGTCTCAGAAACAAGCGTCGCGTCCGCGGTCGTCTGGTTGCCGAGCCACTTGTGCACGCGCAGTTTCCCGGAGAAGTCGCCAATGCCGTTCCCGGAAGAGTCGAGGCCGGCCGCTACGTCCTCAACGTACGTTTGCCCGATGCTGCTCACCTCGTGCCCGGCTAGCGCGATGACGAGATGCAGGTACTTGTTCTTCTTCCCGGTGGCGTGAACGAAGAAGATGTTTCCGGAAACGCGGTTCGTTCCGTAAATGATTCTTCGATACGCATCCGCCTGCTGCGTGAGTTGCAGCGTCGTTCCGCTGTTTGCTCCAGAAGCCTTCTTCGTGAGCATCTTGCTGATCGTGTAGGCAGCTACGGCCTTGACGATCGTACCGACGGTGATCGACGCGAAGATCTTTGTCGCGAGAACCTTCGCAACCCATGGCATCACGGCTGCCATTATTCAACCCTCCATGCTGCGACGCATGACAGCGTCGGCCTGAAAGCGATTCCGGTCTTCCCAGCGAATGCGGACAGCTCACCGCAACAGATGCCAAGCGATGTGCGCCCATCGAGCTCAACAGCCACCACGTCGCCGCGACGGGCGAGCTTCACTATCTCAAGCCGAGCGAGTCCAGCGATTTCAGGGATGCGCTCGATCCCGCCAGCTGCGTGAATCACACGTTCGGCGCCGATCGCGGTTGAGTAGCCTGCGTGCTGCGCCATCGCGTCGAAGCCAGTCATGCGCCGGACAGCCTCGGCCGTGAACGCGCAGCAATCGTGCGTGCCCCACGAGAATTCCGAACGCCTGCGCGAATCGATGAAGGCGCTCAGCTCCGATTCCCAGCCTTCTTTCTTCTGTGGTGTCTGTTCCATTACGCGGAGATTGAAGGAGTTTGCTTTCCGATCCCCCAGTAGATCGGAGAATTTGCGAGCGATGCGACGAACTGAAATGCCATGTCGCCAGGATAACGCCTTATCTGCTCCTCGTGCGTGAGTCGCGAGATGCGAGCGCGGCGAAGGTCGGCCAGCCTGCTCTCGCACTGCACGGTAATGTTCGACGACTCGCCGAAGTCCGCGACCGTCATCGTCGAAATGCGGCCTCCGAAGAACTGGAATGGCTCTGCGACGAACGCATCTGACGCGTCGCGAAATCCGAGCCAGAGTTTCGCGCTCCGGCCAGTGTACTCCGCGGCCAGAGCCTGCGCCGCAACGTCCGACGGAATCTCATTGAGCGACAGCGACAGGTCGCGCGCGGATACGTCGACGCCTTCCTCTGTTTCGCCGAGCCCGCCAAACGATCCGACGCCGAGCCAAGTCTTCGAGTCCCACGTGATTGACCCGACCCCGTTGTGCACACGAACGGCGCCATCGGCGAAATCGAGATCGCAGAAGATGACAGGCCGGACGACGCGCGCGCCGGCGGCTTCTGAGTTCGAGGATGATAGACCTCTGCTCATGTGATGACCTGCTCCACGGTGAACGAGATTCCAAACACCTTTGCCGTTCCGACGTCCCACGATGCCTCGTTGCCTGACTCGGCGAGTCGCACGGTCATCGGAGACGGGACTCCGCTCGGCACGTACCCGGTCGTCACAAGCTTGAATGTGTCATCGTTCTTTGCGAGATTCCGCAGGAAGGTGATCCATGCGGCCGCGACAGTCTGGTCCTTGATCGGCGGAAGCTCCAGCGCGAAGGAGAAGATTTCACCGGGGTGCAGGTACACTTGCCGATGGAACGTGAACGGCGACTGGCTCGACCCCTTGGCCTTGCGGTAGGCGACGCGGACGGACTTCCAGCCGGGCGTTGATGGTTTGGTGAGTGTGGCCATTGTCGTTAAGCTAACGCTACGGACGAGAACCCGCCCTTGCGCCGACTGATCGCAGACATCACGCCAGCCTCTGCCGCAGCCTTCGTCTGGCGCAGCGCCTCGACGAGCTGCGATTGCGAAACGCCGGCTGCGAAGTTCTGGACCACTGAGACGTTTGTTCCCCTGCTCGAACTCGGCTCGATTGAGTTCGCGATGTCGCGGTTGCTGATGATCGCGCCGGCGGCATCTGGCACGAAAAGCTCCGGGCCTTCCTCGCCGACAATCGACACCTTGCCGAGCGGTGGCCGTCCGCCATCTGCGAACATGCCGCCGATTATTCCGCCGAGTAGGCCGCTGCCGCCGGATGATCCACCGCCGAACAGCGAGGCGAACAACGGCTCCGTGACCTGCTTGCGCAGGAATAGGCGCACGAGATCCTGCGCGAGTCCGCGCAGCACGTCGGACAGTTTCTTGCCGTCGACGATGGCGTCTTCAAAGGCGGATGAGAACGTCATGCCGAGTTCGCGTGCGGCGTCCTTGCCGCGCTCGGCCTCGCTCGCGATGCGCTCCATGTTCTCCGCCGACTTCTTGTCCATGCTCCCGAAGAAGTCTTCGAGCTGCGCGTCGACCGAGGCCGCGCGGATTTTGTCGATCGCCGAGGCGGCCTCTTCGGAGCGGAGCTTGTTCGCCGCGAGCGCTCGGTTGATGTCCTCGATCTGCGCGGTGTATTCGCGCGACGGGTCAATCATGCGGCGCGTGGCCTCGGCGATGGCGTTCAGCTCGACGTCTTGCTTGCGCATCGCGCCGAAGTATTTCTCGTCCGCTGCGGCGCGGTCCTTCATCGAGGCCTCGGCTTGCTTGTTCGCCTCGGCGGTCGCCTTGATGACGTCGGCGTTGATTTGCTCAAGGCGGGCGGCCTCAACTGCGGCGGCTTGCTGAATCTCTAGCGCTTCGATGTCGGGCTTCACCTCGGAGGCGCCGGCCCCTGTGATTCGGTCGCGCGCAGCTCGGAAATTCACGAGCGCCTTTTCGACGTCCGCAGTGTCTCCGTTGACAGTATACGTCACGGCACCCTCGGCCTTGAGCTTCTCCAACATCTTGATGCGGGCCTCAATCTGCGCGAGATCGTTGGCGCTTCCTGCGTCGAAGATCCCGACGATGCCATGAGCCCCGATCAAACGGATGTTGTCCCAGATCCTTGCGAGCTTGTCGCCGGCGTCGTCGAGGGTCTTCAACTGCTCGGGCGTCAGGCGCACCTTGCCGATTGCCGCAGCCGCCTTCTCCGCCCCGCCGTTCGCGATGGCGTCGATGAACTGCATCATCTTCGGCGCAATCTTCGCCCCGAAGATGTCGGTCGCGGCATTGTACGCCGCTTGCTTGTCCGCTGCGCCGGATACGGCACGCGCGACAAGCTCGAACTGCGTTTCCGGCGCGAGACTCTTCAGCGCCTTCGCGTTCAGGTTCAGTCGGTCGAATGCTTCGTTCAGCGTCTTGTTTCCGTCGACGGCGTCCTGCACCGCCTTTCGCATTTTCGCGAACATGTCCGCGACCTGCTCGCCCGTGGCGCCGTTCTCCATCGCGGCGGCCCGGAAGTTCTGGAACGCGTCGGTTCCGATGCCGGCCTGATATGACAGGTCGACGATCTGCCCGCCGAGATCGATGCACTGCTTGCCGAACGCAACGAGGCCAGAAATTGACGCGCCGGCGCCAATCGTCGCGAGCGTCGCGTTGATCGCGCGCGCCGCCTTGCCGACGTCCGCGTGCCAGCTCTTGCCCATCTTCGCGATCTTCGCGTTGGCCTGATTGATCTGCGCGTCGAGGCGCTGGAGCTCAAGATTGAGCCGAACGTTGAGTTCGCCGACTGTAGTTGCCATTTACTTTTTCCTCCGCTTGCGCCGCGAGAGTCTCGTGGCTTCGATCTCGATCTTGCGCCCGAGCACCGCGCCGAGCGTCGCCGCGCACTGCTGGCTCGTTGCGGCGAATGCAGGACGAAGGAACGGTTCCGCCGCGACAGTCCCTCCGCCTTTCTTCGCGTGACCGAACTCCACGAGATGCGAATACTTCGTTGCGATGCGGGTTCGGCCCTGTCTGTCGACAACCTTGAATCCGTTGCGCGGGCCAACGTATCCAAGAATTCGGCCGTTCTTGTACGCCTTGACGCGGAATCCGATGGACGCCTTGAGGTTGCCGGTGTCGACGTTGTCCGACGCATGTGCTCGTGCGGCGTCGATCATCGGAGTGAGTGCTTCAACGAGCGAGTCGGTGCCGAGCTTCTTCTTCGCCGCGTTGCTGAGTTTCTCCAGCGTCTCGGCGACGTCGGCCGTTCCGATGATGGCGATGCCCATCATTCCGTGCCCTCCATCTCGTCCGCAGCGAATCCGGCCATGAAGTCGTCGACCGAGAACGGCGCCGTGTTCTTCCCGCGGTTCGCGTTCGCCAGGATCATGGCGAGCACGGCAGTCCGCGACTGCTCGCGGCGCTGCTTGCGATACCA